GATCCTGCTGCCCTACGCGCCGGAGGGCGCTGAGGGTTGGTGGAACCCCGGAGACACCCAATGGGACGTAACGAAGTCCCCGTACGCCGTGGAGTTCCCCATCCCCTACGACCTCCGGTACAGGGTGCTGGTCTTCGCACGCGAGGCCTGGCACGACATTTCTCTGGCCTCTGTGCTCGCTCAGCCTGACCGCATTCCGGCCCGTTTCGGTTTTCTGGAGATTCCCGAGGACAGGACTGTGCGTCGGCTCGACCTTCTCGGTGGTCCAGAACTCATCGACACACGCGACGAGGACGGTAAGCGGCTATTTCGTCGAGAATATCTGATCTCCGTTTCCAGCGAAATGCCCCCGGCCGTGGCCACAAAGTACGCGGAAGCGCAGAGTGTCAACCTCGACTTCGAGTACTACCAGGACGACGTAATCGCGCCATGAAGACGGATCAGAAATTCGTAGCCCCAGGAATTCAAACCCAGTAGGAGATCACGCATGACTGTCTACAAGAGGCCGGGCGTCTACATCGAGGAAACGCTGGCTCCGCTCGCGCAGACGGCGATAACCCCCGGTGACTCGATCGCGGCGTTCGTCGGCACCAGCAAGCAGGGAGGCAGCCTCGCCCCCACGCTGGTGACCTCCTTTGCCCAGTACGTCGCCACGTACGGCGGTTTCGGGGACACCTCTGAACTGCTTCCGTTCGCCGTGTACCAGTACTTCAACAACGGCGGAAGCGCCGCCTACATCGTCCGGGCCGCAGCCTCTGATGCCGTCGCTGCGTCCGTGACCCTGGATGACACCGAGGCGACCCCGAAGGCCACCCTCAAGGTCACCGCGATCTCTCCGGGTGCCTGGGGCAACGACGTTCACGTCGACATTATCGCCAGCACCTCCGGCCTTGGCCGGTTCGACCTCATGGTCTACGTCGGTGGGAGCACCCCGGCGTTCATCAAGGAGAGGTTCAACGACGTCTCCCTCGACCCATCCGACAGCCGCAACGCCACGGCGCTCATCAACTCCCCGGTCACCGGCTCCTCGTTCATCAAGGTCCAGTCCCTGCTCACCTCGGCCTGGGATGCCACTCACGCACCTGCGGTCCAGGTTGGCACGGCGCTCTCCGGGGGTCTCGACGGTACCGCGCCGGTCGACCTCGTGGCAGCCACCCAGCGTCTGGAGGTCATCGAGGACAACCTGGTCGTCAACCTGCCGGGTGTCACCGACGCGACCGCGCTGAACTCGGTCATCGACTGGTGCGAGGACAGCGGCCACGCCTTCCTCGTCATCGACGGCGTGAATGCCAACAGCGCTGACACCGCGCACTCCTACGCGCTGGCCCTTACCGGCATGGCGACGGGCGGAAGCGCCATCAAGGCATCGTCCTACGCGGCCGTCTACGGGCCGTGGCTGATCGTGAACGACCCGGCCACCCTCACCAACGGTTCCGCCCGTCTGCTGCCGCCTGGTGGCGCCGTGCTGGGCCAGTACTCACGCACCGACGCGACCCGTGGCGTACAGAAGCCCCCGGCCGGTATCGACACCGTCCTGCGGGGTGTTCTGGACGTCCAGTTCAGGTTCTCCAACGACGACCAGGATGCGCTCAACGTCGCGGGCATCAACGTCATCAAGTCTCTCCCCGGCACCGGCTTCGTCATCTACGGCGCGCGCACCCTGAACGCGGGCATGCCCGACCGGTACGTGTCCATCCGGCGGTCGCTGATGCTGATCAAGAAGGGACTCCTCGACGCGACGCGGTTCGCCGTCTTCGAGCCCAACGATGCAGTCCTGTGGGACCAGGTCAGCGCGGTCGTCTCGCAGTACCTGCTGACCCTGATGCAGATCGGTGTCCTGTCCGGGTCCACCCCGGAGCATGCGTTCTTCGTGGTCTGCAACGAGACGAACAACACCCCAGCGTCCGTGCAGAACGGTGCTGTCAATGTGCAGGTCGGCGTGGCCCTTTCCAACCCGGCCGAGTTCATCGTCATCGAAATCGGTCAGTTCAGCGGTGGCTCCACCGCCGACGAGACCAACTCCTGAGAGGTACACAGATGGCTACCGTTTCGCCGTCCGTCGGCCACATCGCCGGGGACCCGTTGAGGAACTTCAAGTTCCAGGTGCAGATCCAGCACCCGGACATCAAGGGCTTTGCCCGCATGGGGTTCATGTCGGTTTCCGGCCTGAACGTCACGACCGAAGTCATTCCATACCGTGAGGGTGGAATGAACACGACTACTCAGAAGATGCCTGGGCAGAGCGACTTCGCCCCGATCACACTGTCCAAGGGTCTCGCCGTCGGCGATTCCCAGATGATGGCCTGGATGAAGCAGTTGTTCACCGTCATCCAGGGCACCGGCAATGGAAAGGCCGGACGAGAGTTCCGTCACATGGTCGACATCAAGGTGCTCGACCACCCGGTAACGTCCGGGAACGCCCCGGCCAAGGCTGCGTTCCGTATCTACAACGCGTGGCCCACGGCGGTTGCTTTCTCGGACCTGGACGCGGGCGCCAACGCAATCGTTGTCCAGCAGATGACCCTTGCCCATGAGGGCTTCGAGTTCAAGCTGGCTAACAGCGTCGGGTCTTCCTCGGTTAGTTTCTAAGAGCCGAAAACCGACACTCGACTAGGAGCACTAGACGTGGCAAACGACCTTCATACGGGCGGATTCAGCAGCCCGCTTGCGAATCCTGGTGCAGCCAACGCGGCCATCAACGCCGCGCTGGGCCAGGCCGCCCTACAGGTCGCCAAGCCCGAGATCGCTCTCCCGGCAGGTGGCGCGTTCACCCTGCCGGGAGGCTACGTCTCGGGGAGCGATTTCGCCTCCGTGCGCTATGACGCGGACGTGCGGGAACTTACCGGCGCGGACGAGGAAGCCATCACCAAGGCGCGCAACTCCGGCATCGGGAAGTTCATCTCTACCCTGCTCCTGCGCGGCACCGTCTCCGTGGGCGACGAGAACTCCAGCCCCGCCCTGATGGGCAACCTCCTGCTCGGCGACCGGGACATGCTGCTGCTGGAGATCCGGCGCGCTACCTACGGCGACGAGGTCGTCTGGGACCAGTTCTCGTGCCCGTACTGCGGCGAGGACTTCCGGCTCTCGATCACGCTCGACGAGATCCCCATCCGGCGGATGGACGACCCCTCGAAGCGCATCTACGAGGTCGAACTCCGCAAGGGCCGAAAGGCGTTCGTCCGGCTCCCCGTCGGTGCGGACCAGGAGGCACTTCTGGCCATCGCCGAGAAGACCAACGCTTCCGAGCAGAACTCCCTTCTGCTCTCCCGATGCCTGATCTCCGTAGTGGAGGCGGATGGCACCGAGAACGCCGTTACCGGAAATGCCGAATTCGCCCGATCTCTCGGCATCGTTGACCGGAAGGCGATCCTCGACTCGCTTGAGGAAAACCAGCCCGGCCCTCAGTACAATGACATCAAGTTCATGCACGAATCGTGCGGGAAGGAGGTCCCCCTCTTCATCAGTGCGGGGGACCTGTTTCAGGGCCTGTAATTACCCCGACACCTACTTCGAATACGAGCAACTAGTCGAGCTGAGCCCGTCATGGTCCCTCAGTGAAATTCGCCAGTTGACCGTGCGCGAACGAATTCACTGGGTTCGGTGGTTCATGGCGCAGCGACAAAGGCGAATTGCTGAGGCGGAGAATGGCTAGCAACACGACTTCAGGGGCGGGACAGCTGCTTGGGTGGAGAGACGCCCAGGCGGCTATCTCGTCCCTGGCTCGTACCATCAGAGAACTTGACCAGGGCCTTCAGGGCGTCCGCTCCGGCGTCAGCGGGATTTCCCGGGCGCGCGGTATGGGCCTGGCCGCCAACGACGTCTGGAACGGTCGCAGCAACCACACACCCGCCGGAGGCAACGGGGGAGCTGTCAGGTTCTCCGGTGGGGGCAATAACAGTGGTGGTGGTGGCGGCAACGGTGGTGGGGGTGGCGGCTCCCAGGGCGGTGGTTCCTCGAACAACGGTGGGCGACGGGCCCGTACGTATGGGCTGAAGGACACCGTTACCGCTGTTGTCGGGTACGGCCAGGCCAAGATGGCCAACCAGGTGACGATGCAGACGACCGCCTATCAGGCGGCGCAGCTGTCATCCAACTCCTGGCATGCCTTGCGCGATCAGGCGTTCCGCAACAACTACACGGCTCAGTCGACGGTGGACGCGGGCAATGCGTACTCCACACTGTCCCGCCAGGGTATGTCCCCGGGCGGTGCCTCCTTCAACACCCAGTGGGGTTACGTCACCGGCACGTCCGGTTACATGAACCCCGGCATGTCCCAGACGCAGCGGGCCCAGGGAACGGCTTCCCTGTGGCAGGGCGGTACGTACAACAACCTGCGCGGGCTTGGTATCCAGACCATCCGCCAGGGCCAGAAGCAGACGCCACGACAGATCGCCCAGCAGATCTACGCCCAGTTCCCGGAACTGAAGAGTGTCAAGAACAAGGCGCAGCTGTCGGCCACGCTCGATGACCCTACGTCCGGCCTGAACCAGTCGATCAACTCCTGGGGACTGCCAGGCAGCACGGTCGAGCTGGTCAAGGGGGAACTGCGCGGCATGATGATGGCGCAGGTGGCCGGGGGGTCCGCCGCGTCGTACACCTCACTCGCCAACCAGGCCGACAGCGGAAGCAAGTCCGCGCGGGACGGCCTCAAGAAGATGGGCATTGGTGGCTCATCCGTCAACACGTTGCAGACCCGAGCGGGGACGCTGCGCAACCAGGACGTCAACATCAACGACAGTTTCACGTCCGGCCTTGAGACTGCGACGAAGTACCTGGACAAGTTCAGCACTGCCCTCCAGGGCGTGCTCAATGCAACCGGTATCAACGGTGTTCTTGGCTTCACAGGGGGCGCCGGATCGATGATCGGCTCCAGCGTGGGCGCGGGCATGGGCGCCTGGGGAGCCGTACGCGGCCTTGGAGGGGCT